CACAGCGCAAAGGCCGCGTCAGCAGCCCGTGCCGGCGAGCCGATTCGGGTGAAATCGAATGTGCCGCAAGGTTGGGATTTCGCCCGGTATGTGGGTTCGCTTGTGACATGCAACGGCAACTATCTTGAGGCTGCGGCATTCGCGCGTGATCAGTTCCGCGATTCTCCGCGAGTCGCCAAGATTCTGGCGTATGGTCGCAAGGCCGCGATGACGGCGGGTACTACCACCGACAGCGATTGGGCTGAGCCGTTGGTTGAGTATCAAACGATGGCAAGCGAGTTCATCGATCTGCTGCGGCCGGCGACTGTGATCGGGATGATTCAAAACCCGAGCTTGCGTCGCGTGCCGTTCAACATTCGAGTGGCCGGCAAGACGCAAGGTTCCACCGTCGCATGGGTCGGCGAGGCAGCGGTAAAGCCTGTCAGCGAGTTGAAGTTTAACGAGGTGACATTAGGCGCCTACAAAGTCGCCGGCATCGTGGTGATTTCCGAAGAGCTCGCGCGCTTCTCACGGCCGGGCGCTGAGGATCTGATTACCAACGATCTGCGCGAAACCATCCGGCAATACCTCGACACGCAATTTCTGGATCCTGCGGTGACGGCATCAGCGGGTGTGCGGCCGGCGTCGATTACCAACGGCGTAACTGAAATCGATGTTGTTACTCCAGTGACGATTGCCACCACCACGGCGGCAGTGCAAACGGCGTTCGCCAATATGGCGGCCGCTCAGATGCAACCGACGCACTGGATTACCACGCCGACGGTTGCCAGCACGCTCGCGTTTACGCGCACCAGCCAAGACATCCCAGCGTATCCAGGCACCACGCCGTCTGGCGGCAGCTTGTTCGGTTTGCCGGTGATCGTCTCGACGGTGTCGCCCGCGGACATGCTGATCCTCATCTGCGCGCCGGAGATCTTTCTGGCCGACGATGGCGGAATCATGATCGACGTGAGCCGCGAGGCATCGGTGATGCTCGATTCCGCGCCGGTGCCGGGCACCACGGCATACACGAGCCTGTGGCAGCACAACCTCGTGGGCATCCGGGCCGAGCGCTTCATCAATTGGGCCAAGCGGCGCACGGCTGCAGTGCAAGTCATCGACACCACCGGCTAAGGCGCTCACAAAAGTGCCAGACGTAGTTCGCCTCATCGCCACCGCTCGCCAGAACTACGGCGGGCGGTGGTATTCGTGCGGTGAGACTTTCGAAGCCACCAAAGCCGACGCCTGCGACCTGATCGCGCTGCGCTTTGCCGCGCTCGCGGTCGAGGAACCGCCGAAGCCCGACAACACGCTGCACCTGCCGCAGGGGCGGCGCTACCGGCGCCGCGACATGGAGCCAGAGCGGTGAGCGATGGCGGCCTACTACAACGAAATCAACCCGTATTGCGCGCAATGGCTGCGCAACCTGATTGCGGCCGGACACATCGCGCCGGGGGAAGTCGATGAGCGAGACATTCGAGACGTTGGAGCGGATGACTTGCGAGGATTCGAGCAGTGCCACTTTTTCTCCGGCATCGGTGGATGGTCCTACGCCTTGCGGCTCGCAGGATGGGCCGATGACCGACCTGTTTGGACGGGCTCTTGCCCCTGCCCGCCATTCTCATCCGCGGCAAGAGGGCGCACTCGCCGGACGCACGATGCCCGGCACCTGTGGCCGGCTTGGAGAGCGCTCGTCGCTGAATGCATGCCTAGCACATTGTTTGGCGAGCAAGTGGCCGCTGCAGGCGATTGGATGGATGTCCTCTGCGATGACGTGGCACGTTTGGGCTACTCCATCGGGGCGGCTGTTCTGCCGGCTTGCGGTGTCGGGTACGACCATGTCCGCCATCGGATTTACTTTGCGTGCGACACCAACGGCGAAGGCAAATCAGACGGCGCCGAGCATGAAGAAATGGCCGGGCTGCCGAGACATTTCGCTGGAAAATTGGGGCGCTCGCATGGGCTATCCGCCCGAATGGGAAAGTTGCGCGCCTACGGAAACGCAATCGTTCCGCAGGTCGCGGCGCAGTTCATCCGCGCCTACATGGAATGCTGATGCGCCTGTTCGGGTTTGAAATCACCAAAGCCAGCCCGCCGAGCGATCTGCGCCCGCCGATGTCGGGCTACGAGATGGAGCACGGCTGGCACCGCTGGACGTTCGGGCGCGTGTGGGAATCGTTCACCGGCGCCTGGCAGCGGAATATAGAGATCGAGTGCCATGAAAACGTGCTGCGTTTCTCGGCCGTGTATGCGTGCGTGGGGCTCATCTCTGATGACATCAGCAAGCTACGCATCAAGCTCGTGGAGCAGGATCGTAACGGCATTTGGACCGAGACGACCTCCGGGGCATTCTCGCCGGTGCTGCGCAAGCCGAATCGGTATCAATCGCGCATCCAATTCCTATCGCAATGGATAACTTCAAAACTCTTATGGGGCAACACCTACGTACTGAAAGAGCGCGACCAGCGCAATGTGGTGACGGCGCTCTATGTGCTCGACCCGGCGCGGGTGATGCCGATGGTTACGCCCGATGGCGGGGTCTGGTACAGGCTGCGCTCGGACAGATTGGCGCAAGTGCCGCTCGACGCGGACGCCGACAACGAAGTGATGATTCCGGCCAGTGAAGTCATTCACGACCGCATGCTGACGCTGTTTCACCCGCTGGTGGGTGTGTCGCCGATTTACGCCTGCGGCGCCTCGGCCACGCAGGGGATCCGCATCCAATCGAACAGCGAGATGTTCTTTCGCAATTCGAGCCGGCCGGGCGGCGTGATCATGATCCCGCAGAACCTGAACGTGACCGATCAGTGGATCAATGATCGAAAGGCGGAATGGAACAGCCAGTACGGCGGCGCCAACGCCGGGCGCACCGCGGTGCTGACCGAGGGGATGAAGTTCGAGCCCTTCAGCATCCCGGCGCAGGATGCGCAGCTCATTGAACAACTGCGCTGGACGGTCGAGGACGTCGCGCGCTGTTTCCATGTGCCGCTGCACAAGCTCGGCATGGGGCAGCCGACGCTCAACAACATCACGGCACTGAATCAAGACTATTACTCGCAGACGCTGCAAAAGCTGATCGAGGACGTCGAGTTGCTGCTGGACGAAGGCTTGGCGATCCCGCCACCGATGGGCACCGAGCTGGACCTTGAGGGCCTGCTGCGCATGGATCCGATCACGCTCGCCGACGTCAACGAGAAAGGCATCCGGGCCGGGTATCTCGCGCCCAACGAGGCGCGGCTGCGCTTCGATCTGGGGCCGGTGGAAGGTGGCCACACGCCTTACATGCAGCAGCAAAACTGGTCGCTCGAGGCGCTGAACGAGCGCCCGGCACCGAGCGCGGCAGGCTCACAGGCTGAGCCCGTGCCGGCGCCTGCGGACGACGAGACGAGCGAGGACATCGAGCGGCAGCTACTTGAGGTATTGGCAGCATGAACGAACGCAATGCGCCGCTGATTCACGCGGTCGGCCGCGTCATCAAGGGCGAAGTCGCCAGCATGAGCGCGCAGGTGCAGCAGTTGAGCGCCGAGGTCAAGTCGCACGCCGAGCAGCTCGGCATCCTCCGCGCGAACCTGCCGCAAATTGCCCTCCCAGGTCCACAGGGGCCCGCAGGGCCGCCCGGCGAGAAAGGGGATAGGGGTGATAGGGGCGAGCCGGGCGAAGCCCGCCACGGGCCTGTGGGACCGCCTGGACCGCCAGGCCAGGAGGGGGTGCCGGGCCGCGATGCCTTCGAGCTCGACATCCTCGAGGCGATCCAGCTTGCGCGCAGCTATCCGCGCGGCACGCTCGCTCGGCACGCGGGCGGGCTGGTGCGAGCGTTCCGCACCACCATGCCGCTCGAGGAAGCCGGCGGCGACTTGGCTTCCGCCGGCTGGCACCTGATCCTGCGCGGCATCGACACCCTGGAGTGCGCGCAGTTCAGCCCGAGGCGGTCGCTGCTGCGCCTCACGTTGAGCGACGGGCAGACGGTCGAGCACGAATTGAGCTGGCCTGCGCTCATCTACCGCGGGATTTGGAAAGACGCCGAAGGCTACGAGCCGGGCGACATGGTCACCTGGGACGGGTCGCTGTGGCATTGCAATGCCGCCACGACCGAGCGACCCGGCGGTACGGCGCCGGACTGGACGCTGGCGGCGAAGCGCGGCCGCGACGGCAAGGGAGTGCGATAAGTGCCCGAAATCTGCACTTGGCACCCCTTCTTCCCCGGTGTGTGCCGCTGCCAGGCCGAGTGGCCGCTGAACGGGCCGGCGACGTGGTCGGGCAACGGCAACTGGTCGGCTTCGCGCGTGACCGTGCCGCCGCCCGTCGAGCCGCTCACGCTCGCGGAAGTCAAGCTCGACCGGCGCGTGGATCACGATCTTGACGACTCGCTGCTGACATCGCTCATCCAGGCGGCGCGCGAATGGTGCGAAGGCTACACGATGACGAGCTTCGTCACGCAAACGCGAGAGACGGTCTTCAGCGGCTACGACGAGGACGTCACCGTGCTGCCCTTCGGCCCGGTGCAAAGCATCGAGAGCGTCGAGGGCGAGGGTCCGTACACCGTCACCTACATCGTGGGCTACCCGCCGACTGAGGATGAGCCGCCGGACTACGTCGCCAACATCCCGGCCAG